TTACAGCATACGTCGCTGTTGCTGTTTTTCCGTGTGGACCCGCTTAACGATTTTATAGATCCACTGCAGTGTCAAATTATACTTTTTGGCCAGCTCCGCATAATTACGCCCATCGCACTCGCTGTAAATCTGATAATCCCGTTCCGAGGCCCGACCAGAGATACCTTTGGGGAAATAAATGCTTTGCCCGCCCCAGTTGCGCATCATTCTGTCAGCAATTGCCTGACCGGCATTTTCGGCTGACGCGCTATCAATATTCATGCTTTCAATAAGCACCTGCGACGCATGAAACGCCAGATCGTTAATAATCTCCGGAAGCCTAACCATTTCTTTTGATTTCTGAATCATATTTTATCTCCATATCCAGCACCATGCTCCCCATGACGGCACCCAAAAGGGAAGCGTAAAAAACGGCGCAATAACTACCTATCAATACATTCAAAACATATATAAATATTTACTATCAACGGCATTTAATTATAAATTTAAAGAATGAATATATCGCTTTTAATTTATAATGTTTATTTATTTTATAGGTGAAGTAAGCCTTCACTGATGTCATCATTTTACACAATACTGTATGTATATACAGCTAATTTTTTACATTTTTTTCTGCGTTCGATCAAAAAGATCGCTTTCCTCACGACCACGAGAATTTTTAAAGCAACTTTAAAAATCAATAAGATAATTTTAATCAGAAGTTATTATAACGCAGCAATACCGTCATCGTAGCCTGCCACAGACGCATACCGTCTCTCCGCAAGCTACGTCTATACCCTTCCCCGAAAGCTTTATTTATTCGTTTATTTATTGGGATTTAATCCCATGCGCTAAACATTTTTTAAAGTTATTTATTAAAGCCCTTTTCGTTCTTCCGCTATGGGGAAAAGAGATACTTCTCTCTCATTTATCAGGAGATAGCGTATGCGAAAAATTATTGTTCCCCGACTTTCCGGCTGGCTGGTTGCCTCTGTCGTACTGTTCGCGCTTATTGGCTGGGCATCATCGTCACAAATCCCCGTCGTTATCTATAAACTCAGCCTTGTCTCGTTATCAGCGGTGCTGGGCTACTGGCTCGATCGCAGTCTTTTCCCCTGGGCGCGTCCCGACTCCTTCTGTCCATGGGAAGAATCATTGTGTTGCGCCGCAGCGATGATTCGTCGCGCTATCATCGTCGCGGCAATTTGCCTTGCCGTAGCGCTGGGACTGTAACGATGCGTTATCAATATGTATGCCTGGCCTGCGCTATGTCTTTCTTACCTGCCGACGCTGCCGAACCGCCGCGCGCTTCTCTGCAATGGCGAAACGAAGTGATACGTACCGCGCGCGAAATCTGGGGGCTTAACGCCCCCGTTGCTGATTTTGCCGGGCAACTACATCAGGAATCCGGCTGGGCGCCTGACGCGCTTTCCCCGGTTGGCGCTCAGGGTATGGCGCAATTCATGCCGACAACGGCAACGTGGATAAGCCAGATATATCCGGCGCTTCGCGAGAACAAACCTTTCAATCCCGTCTGGGCGATACGCGCGCTGGTACAGTATGACCATCAGGTGTGGAAAAGCGTGTCAGCAAAGAATAACTGCCAGCGAATGGCTTTCACGCTGAGCGCCTATAACGGCGGACCCGGCTGGGTGAACAGAGATAAAAAACTGGCGAGCGAAAAAGGGCTGGATGCCGCCATTTGGTTTGAACACGTCGAACGCGTTAACGCCGGACGTAGCGCCGCAAACTGGCGCGAGAATCGTCACTACCCCAAAGCGATTTTATACCAACATGCTCCCCGTTATTTGCAATGGGGGCAGGCTAGCTGCATTCATTAATCAGAGGGAGCAATGAAACTCAGTATCGATTTTTGGGAAGTCATCTCCCTCTTACTCTCGTTTGTTGGCTTAATGTTTGCTGCCGGTAAACTTCTGCTGGCGCAAATTGAAAAACGGCTAAATGAACGTTTTGAAGCACTGGAAGCTGCCCGCCGCGAATCAGAAATAGGTTGGTCCAGGCTTGAGAGAGAATTTCTGGAATTCCGCGCCGATTTACCGCTGCATTATGTCCGCCGAGATGATTATCTTCGCGGCCAGGCCGTTCTGGAAGCAAAACTGGATGCGCTTTATAGCAAAATAGAACTCATCCAACGAGGAAACCATTAAACAAATCCCCGTCGTTTATACGTCGGGGATTTTTTAGCGCTATTAACTTTTTTCTCTAAAGGAGATTAAAAGATCCCTGAGGTCTGATACGTCAAAATATGCCTGAACGATAACGAAGAGAAAATATTATCTCTCCCGGAAAAACAAGGAAAATCGTATATGGAAACATTATCTGTTATACATACCGTGGCAAATAGACTACGTGAATTAAACCCTGATATGGATATATATATTTCATCAACCGATGCGAAAGTATATATCCCAACAGGACAGCAGGTAACGGTATTAATTCACTACTGCGGTTCGGTTTTTGCCGCCCCAGAAAATACAGATGCCACGGTACAAAAACAGCTAATCCGGATTTCCGCCACCGTTATTGTTCCACAAATAAGTGACGCGATAAACGCGCTGGATCGTCTACGTCGTTCGTTGGGGGGCATTGAGCTTCCAGACTGCGATCGTCCGCTCTGGCTGGAAAGCGAAAAATATATCGGCGACGCCGCAAACTTCTGCCGTTACGTCCTGGAGATGACCGCCAGCACCCTGTTTATCGCGGAACAGGAAAGCAAGGACTTACCCCTGCTTACAGCCGTTAATTATGAGGAAATTCAATGAAATATATCTACAGTGGTCCGGCAAGCGGCGTCACGCTCGCCGACGGTCAGGAAGTCTTACTATGGCCAGGCAACGAAATCGAGCTGCCGGAAGATAACGAGTGGGTAATCACCATGATTGCCCGCCGTCACCTGGCGCCAGTGGTTACGCAAGAAGCAGAAACGAATGAAGAGGAAATTGTCCATGGCAGCTAATTACCTGCACGGTGTAGAGACCATTGAGATCGAAACCGGACCACGTCCGGTTAAAGCGGTAAAATCTGCGGTTATTGGTCTGATCGGCACCGCGCCATGCGGTCCGGTAAACCAGCCAACGCTGTGCCTTTCTGAAAGCGACGCGGCGCAATTTGGCTTTGGCGCGGATACCGGAAATTTTACCATCCCGCAGGCGCTGAAAGCGATCTACGATCACGGCGCGGGAACGGTAGTGGTCATTAACGTGGCCGATCCTGCTAAAAAAGCGACCAGAGTATCCAATGAATCCAGGACTGTTGACGACAATCACCAGATCAAACTGGCGCACAGCGCGGCCCATAATGTGGTTATACGGCTGGGCTCATCCACGGTTAGTTCCACGCTCTATACTGTCGATGCAGCAACGGGCGTCGTAACGCTTCCGGCCTATTCCGCAGGGACCGGAATATTCGTGACCTATGACTACATTGACCCCACGAAAGTCACTTCTGCGGATATTATCGGCTCCGTCAATACCGCTGGCGACCGTACCGGTATGAAGCTGTTGCAGGATACCTATAACCTGTACGGTTTCTACCCAAAAATTCTGCTTGCGCCGGTTTTCTGTACCCAGAAATCCGTCTCTACTGAACTTATCGCACAGGCGGAAAATCTGGGGGCAATCACCTACATCGATGCGCCAATCGGCACCACTTTCCAACAAGCGCTGACAGGACGCGGCGCAAAGGGCGCTATCAACTTTAACACCAGCTCCGATCGCGTTCGTCTGTGCTATCCGCACGTTAAAGTGTACGACAGCGCGACGGATGTCGAAGTCCTGGAACCGCTCTCCTCCCGCGCCGCAGGTCTGCGTGCCAAAGTAGATCTGGAAAAAGGCTTCTGGTGGAGTAACTCCAATCAGGAGATTCAGGGCATTACCGGCGTGGAGCGCTCGTTGTCGGCCATGATCGACGATCCGCAAAGCGAAGTGAACCAACTGAACGAAAATGGAATCACTACCATTTTCAATAGTTATGGTTCTGGTTTGCGCTTGTGGGGCAACCGCACCGCCGCGTGGCCCAGCGTGACGCATATGCGCAACTTTGAAAACGTACGCCGTACCGGTGATGTGATTAACGAGTCCATTCGTTATTTCAGCCAACAGTATATGGATATGCCGATTAACCAGGCGTTGATTGACGCGCTGACCGAATCGGTGAATACCTGGGGTCGCAAACTCATTGCCGATGGCGCGCTGCTGGGCTTTGAGTGCTGGTACGACCCGGCACGTAACGAACAGACCGAACTGGCTGCCGGCCATCTGTTGCTGAGCTACAAATTCACGCCGCCGCCGCCGCTGGAACGCCTGACGTTTGAAACTGAAATTACCTCTGAATATTTAGTCTCTCTGGAGAGCAATCGCTAATGGCCGGAAAAATTCAAATTAACCGTATTACCAACGCCAATATTTATCTCGATGGTAATAATCTTTTAGGTCGTGCGACCGAAATTAAACTGCCTGACATCAGTATGATTATGCAAGAGCATAAAGCGCTGGGAATGGTCGGTAAAATCGAACTGCCTGCCGGTTTTGATAAACTGGAGGGCGAAATTAAATGGAACTCGTTTTACCACGAAGTAATGCGTAAAACGGCAAACCCCTGGCAGGCAGTGGCATTGCAATGTCGCTCCAGTATCGACTGCTATAACTCACAGGGAAAAGCAGATCAGTTAGCGCTGGTCACTCATATGACCGTAATGTTCAAAAAGAATCCGCTCGGAACATTTAAACAGAACGAAAATCCGGAATTCAGCAGCGTCTTCGGCTGTACCTATATTAAACAAGTTATTGATGGCGAAACGCTATTAGAACTGGATTATCTGGCGAATATCTTCCGCGTTAATGGCGTGGATCAATTAAATGCCTACCGCAATAACATCGGCGGCTAATTCTTTCGGGGCTGCGCCCCGAATTTAACAGAACGAATAAAGGAAATATGATGACCCAGAAATATACTTTACAGTTTCCGTTTACCTCTGCCGCCGGTGAACGTATTGACGCCCTGATGCTGCGTCGCCTGAAAGTCAAAGACATGCGCGCCGCGCGACGGACCAGTGATAAACCCGAAGAGTGGGATGAACCGTTAATGGCGGCCATGACCGGGCTGGTGCCGGAAGATCTGGCGGAGATGGATTTGCTGGACTATCAGGCCTTGCAGAAACGATTTCAATCCATGCTTAACGTGGTTACAGAACCCTCAGCGGCTATGGCAGGCGATGGCGCTACTGGCGAGATGGTTTCGCTTTCCGCCCAGTGAAATCGACGCGCTATCGGTTGACGATTTCACCTGCTGGCTGAATGAGGCCAGCGCGCAAATAAAACATGAATACGACTCGCAGGCTTAACGTCTGCGGGTTTTCTGACCTAAGCCCGGTACCTCCCTTTCCTGTCCTTTTTCCGGCAAGCCTGTTACCGGGCAACCTATACGAGAAACTATTTTGGCCAACGATATTATTACCCAGCTTCAGGCGCGTAATGAGACGTTGACGCAGGCAATAGCCCGTTACGGCTCCCTCAACGCCAGCACGCTGCAAACGCTCAGTATGGAGCAAGCAAAAATCGCCAGGCTCACGCAACAGCTTGCCAGTTCCGCCCTTCGCCGGGAAGAAAACGCCAAACAGCGTACTAACTTCCTGGCAAGAACGCAGACCTTTGCCGGGCAGCTCGGCAAATTTCTTAACGTCGAAGCCCCTGCCCGGAAGTTGCCTGATGAATTTCAGGACAATATGGTGGATATGGCGGTAAAAGGCGGTCTGGACGCCGCCGCGCGGGACGCCCTGAGCCTGAATATTCGCGACTGGAGCCTTAATTTTAATCAGGATCAAAGCGCGCTGCAAAGCGCCGCCAGCGTCATGATCGAAGGCGGCGTTCACGCTTTACAGGAGCTCAGCGTCTACATGCCGGATATCGCCAAAGCCGCCACCGCGACCCGCGACAGCGCGCAGATCTGGGCGCAGGCGGCGATTGCCACTCACGGCAAGCTGAACATCGCGCCTGAAAACTTCCATTCCGCGCAAAATATCATGGCCAGCGTCACGAAGAACGGTGGCGTTTCTATTGCGGAACAAACGCAGTGGATTAATCGCTTTGCCGCCAGGACCGGCGTTCAGGGTACGGAAGGCCTTGCGGAACTGACCGCAACAATGCAAATCGCCATGAAGAACACCACAGGAGCAAGCGAGGCAGCAGAGAATTTCGAGCACTTCCTGAAATCGACTTTTTCCGAAAAGACGGACCGTTGGTTCGCCAGCCAGGGTGTGGATCTGCAAGGATCGTTGCTGGAACATCAGCAAAACGGCATTGGGATCACCGACGCGATGACGCACATCGTGCAGATGCAACTGGAAAAAATGAATCCACAGATCCTCGAAACCTTCAAGCAAACGATGAAGATAGAAGATCTTTCCGCACGCAGCGACGCGCTACGCGCAATGGCGGCGACGTTCAGCCTCAACGAGATGTTCGGTGATTCGCAAACACTGGATTTTCTCGCACCGATGCTGGCGCATAAAGAGGAGTATCGTCAGCTACGATCCGCCGCCATGCAGGCCGCGGGACAACATCTTATCGCTGATAATTTCACCGAGAGAATGACCTCGCCAGACGAACAGACGAAAGCGCTACAGTTGACGCTGAACGATCTGTGGCTAACCGTAGGGCTGGCGCTGATACCCGCGATTAACGAGCTGGCGCAAAGTATCGCGCCGCTTGTACGGCAGTTCAGCGCCTGGCTACGGGAAAACCCGGCGCTGGTTCAGGGGCTTGCCAGGGTTATCGGCGTTATCTGGCTGTTTAACGGGGCGCTGAACCTCCTGAAGCTGGGGGCAAGCCTGCTCGTATCGCCGTTTATTCGCCTGGTCGATATTGTCCTGAAGGTAAAAGCCAGCCTGGCGCTGGGCGGCGCCGCCACCTCTGCGCTGTCGATGCTAAAAACGTTTGGCAAGGGCGCGACAAGCCTGGCGCAGCTACTGGGACGCGGCCTGGCGGGCGGGCTAAAACGGGTCGGGCAGACGTTTATCTGGCTGGGCCGGACGCTACTGATGAACCCTATTGGCCTGGTCATCACCGCCATCGCCGGAACGGCGTATCTGATCTATCGCTACTGGGAACCGATTTCCGGTTTCTTCTCCGGGGTCTGGTCGCAGGTGCAAACCGCCTTCAACGGGGGAATCGCAGGCATAACCCGCCTGATAATGAACTGGTCGCCGCTGGGGCTGTTTTACCGCGCGTTCGCCAGCGTACTGGACTGGTTTGGTATTGATCTGCCGACAACTTTCAGCGAATTTGGCGGCAATATTCTTTCCAGCTTAATCAACGGCATTATGAATGCGCTTCCTTTTTTGAATGGCGCGATTGAGAAAATCAAAAGCGTAATCCCTGACTGGGCGAAAAGCGCGCTGGGCATCACCGCAGAAAAAACGGCTGCCGCCAGCCTCTCCGGGGTGGCCGGAGCAACGCTGAAACCACCGGTAACAGGCGCAAAGCCTGCCGTATCCTCGCCCCCTCTCACCGTGGCGCCCGGAAAAGGCGGAATCAAACCCTATTCGTTGCCCTCACGCGCTCAGAGTGCTATCCAGGTTCACTTTTCCCCACAAGTCACGGTTCAGGGGAATAGCGCCAACGCCGCCGGAGATATTAACCGCGTGTTGTCGTTGAGCAAACGCGAGCTGGAAAGAATGATTAACGACCTAATGGCGCAACAACGGCGCCGGGAGTACGCCTGATGTATGCCGTATTAGGAGAAATAGAATTTGACGTCGTCGCTTATTGGGACGGCTTTGACAATACGATGGGCGTGGATTATGCCAGCCATGCCCGTATCGAAGGTAAACCAGGCGTACAGTTTATCGGCGATAAGCTGGATAAAATCACCCTGCAATTCAGCTTCCATAGCCAGTTTTGCCAGCCGACCACGGCGTTAAATCGTCTGCGTGAAGCCATGACCGCGCACCAGGCCATGGCGCTGGTGTTTGGCAACGGCGATTATCGCGGCTGGTTCGTGATAACCGATCTGACCACGAGCCATCAGCACACCGATCCTTACGGCAATGTGATTGCCCTGAGCGGCAGCCTGTCGCTACAGGAGTACATCGGCGATCCGAAGAATCCGTTACTGCCTCCGGCTATCACCGCCCAGGAACCTAACATCGACGAAATGCTGGATGATTTCCCTGAACTCAGCGATTCGTGGTTCGATGCGCTGATGAGCGCCGCTGAGGACGGAATGCGCGACGCCAAAGAGAAGCTGGAGGAAATGGCCGACGCCATAGATGACATCAAAAAAACGATCACCCAGGCGAAAGCACTGGTAAAAGAAGCCAAAGCCTTAAAGGAGAAATGTAGCGACATTATCGATTCGCTGAAAAAAACCATTAGCTCGGTAGACGCGCTTTTCCAGCAGCCGCTGGATCTGTCAACGTTGGCAGGGATGCCGAAAGCGCTGGCGGCAAAAATGCAGGCGCTGATCGACAGCCTGCCGGGGATTCGCGAATGCGCCGACGATACCGCTACGCTCATCGGGCACGCCGAATCGCTGTTTGACGCCATCACCAGCAGCGTGGCGGAGGCGACTTACGATCGCGCGGCGACGCTGGTATATCAGGCGCGCGGCACCCTACAGACAACGACATCTGCAGTCAGCCGACTTGCCGCTGCCGATATCACGAGGAGTTTGTAATGCGCTACCTTGAACATATCACCACCCAGGGCGAGCGTTGGGATAATCTCGCCTGGCGTTATTACGGCGATGCGCTCTCTTATGAACGTATCATCGCCGCCAATCCGCACGTCGCCGTCATTCCGGTTTTACCCTCCGGCGTACGGCTCATTATACCCGTTATCAGCGTCACGCAAACCACATCGGAGCTACCGCCATGGCTGAGATAACGGTATCCGGCGGGATATTCGCCACCCTGACGCCCATTTTTACCCTTTGGTATGGGCATAAAGATATCACTTACGATATCGCGCCTTATGTCACCAGCATTAGCTACAGCGACAGCATTAAGAACGAGGCGGATGTTATCGCCATTGCGCTGGAGGATACCCGCGGGCGCTGGATAAACGACTGGTATCCGGGCAAAGGCGATACGCTGGCATTAAAACTGGGCTATCAGGGAGAAAATCTGCTCGATTGCGGCACTTATATTATTGATAAGATTGATATCAGCGCCCCGCCGTCGACGGTTAATATCGACGGCATCGCTACCTCGGTCAGCAAAGCGCTGCGCACTAAAAACAGCCAGGGGTTCGAGGAAACCACGCTTGCCGCCATTGCCAGCCGCATCGCGCAAAAACATGGCTTAACGCTGGTGGGCAAGATCGAGGCGTTAACTCTTGATCGGGTCACTCAGTACGCCGAAACCGATGTCGCTTTTTTGAAACGGCTGGCCAGCGAATACGGCTACGCGGTTAAAGTCACGGCAAAAGAGCTTATCTTCTCGCACCTGCCGACGCTACGTTGCCTGGCGCCGGTGAAAACCCTCAGCCAGATGGATATTACGCACTACGCGTTTAAAGATACCATCAACCGTATCTACAAAAATGCTACCGTACAGCATCAAAATAGCAAGGAAAAAGAGTTAGTTATCTACACCCATGACAGTCAGGAAAGGGCATCGGCGCGCGGCGCGGCAACCAGCGCCGATACTTTAAAACTGAATAGCCGCGCCCCGAATACCGGCGCGGCGCAGGCCAAAGCGAATGCCGCGCTGGACAGCCATAACGAATATCAGCAAACCGGTACGCTCAGCATGATGGGCTGTCCGCAATTGACGGCGGGCAACAAGATTGAACTGAGCGATTTTGGCGAGCTTTCCGGGCAGTGGCTGATTGATAAATCCATGCACAAACTCACGCGCAGCGGCGGCTACACTACCGAAATCGACATTTCACGCGGACCGGCAACCAGCCAGTAAGGAGGCAATATGCAAGGCGTCACCCGCCAGACGGATATTATCAGCGATATCGATGAGGCTGTCGTGCGCGTCAGAGTCACCCTGCCTGAGTGCGACAACCTGCGCAGTAACTGGCTTCCCGTGCTCCAACGCAATACGCAGAACAACAAAGACTACTGGCTGCCGGATATCGGCGAGCAGGTCGAGGTTTTGCTCGACGACAATGGCGAAGACGGTGTGGTGCTGGGCGCGGTCTACTCCAGCGTGGATACCGCGCCGCTGGCCTCACGCGACAAACGTTACGTGCAGTTTTCCGACGGCGCGGCTTTTGAATATGACCGCGCGTTACACCAGCTCACCGTCAACGGCGGCATTGAAAAAATCGTCATTGAGGTGAAAGAGAGTACGCAACTCGCTTCGCCACGGGTGGAGGTCAGGGCGCAACACGTCACGGTAACATCAGAAACCGTGGACGTGGCGGCCACCTCCGTGGGCGTCAAGGCGGTAGATGTCAACGTGGAAGCGACCCACACGGGCATTAAAGCGCTGAATGTCACCGTCGATGCGCCGCTCAGTACCTTTACCGGCGACGTTACCGTGATGAAAAAGCTCACCTGGCTTGGCGGTATGGCAGGCAGCGGCGGCGTCGGAAACAGCGCGGTTATCACGGGCAACGTGAATGTCATCGGCAACGTTAACGCCAGCGGCACGCTGATGGACAGCGGCGGCAACTCCAACCACCACTCCCACTAATACAGCCCGCCGTAATGGCGGGTTTTCTTTGGTTAATCAAGTCGTTTCCTAAACCGCTTTAATATCCCCCTGCCCACGGAGAGGCGAAAATAGCCTCATGAACACGAAAACACGACCCTCGACCCTGCACTGGCAACCTGCCTTGCAACGTCCTGAAGAATACGTCTGTGGACTGGATGATATTCATCAGGCAATACACATCATTCTGCGCACGCCGCGCGGCAGCGATCCCCACAGGCCGCTTTTTGGCAGCAATCTGTGGCGCTACATCGATTACCCGATCGAACGTGCCATTCCGCACGTCGTCCGAGAGTCGGTAGAGGCGATTCGCATGTGGGAGCCGCGCTGCCGGTTGCTGAAGGTGACACCGTCGATTGACGGCGAACATCTGACGTTACGCGTGCAATGGCGCGCCGCAGACGACGTTATCAACACTACGGAGGTGTTATGGCGATAGCCGAACCCGATTTTATCGACCGCGACCCCGCGCAAATCACCAGCGAGATGATTGCGCAATATGAAGAGGCCAGCGGTAAAAAACTTTATCCGGCACAGGCCGAGCGGCTGCTCATTGACCTGTTTGCTTATCGTGAAAATCTTGTCCGCATCGCCATCCAGGAAGCGGCGAAGCAAAATCTGGTCGCGTATTCCCGTGCGCCGATGCTGGATTATTTAGGCGAACTGGTCGGCGTTCACCGCCTGCCCGCACAACCGGCGAAAACAACGCTTCAGTTTTCCGTCGCCAGGCCTTATAGAAACAATGTGTTGATCCCACAGGGAACCCGCGCCAGCGCGTCGGATAGCGTGATGTTCGCCACCGATGAGGACGTTTTACTGCCTACCGGCACGCTGAGCGTGGCGGTGACAGCAACCTGCGTGGCGACCGGTGAATCCGGAAACGGTTGGCAACCCGCGCAAATCAGCGCTCTGGTGGACAACATTGGCAATCACGATATCAATGTAACCAACCTGACCGAATCAACCGGCGGCTGCGGCGAAGAGAACGACGACGCGCTACGTAAACGTATCCAGCTAGCGCCGGAAAGTTTCAGTACCGCCGGCAGCTATGGCGCATATCGTTTTCATACGCTCTCGGTCAGCCAGTCGATTATCGACGTGGCGGTACTGGGGCCGGATGAAGGGCTGGCGGAAGGCTGCGTGGAACTCTATCCGCTGACCCTGAATGGTCTGCCGGGGCCGGAGCTTCTCGCGCAGATCGAACGGGAGGTGAGCAAGGAGAAAAAGCGCCCGCTAACCGATAAGGTCAGCGCGAAACGCGCTCCGCGCGTGGCTTATCAGATCCGCGCCCGGCTAACACTGTTTACCACCGCCGACCAGGAGACAACGCTTGCCGCCGCACGTGACGCGATTAATACCTGGACGCAACAGCGCCAGACCCGATTAGGCCAGGACATTGTGCCAAATCAGATCATCAAAGTATTACAGGTTGACGGCGTTTACGACGTGGCGCTGGATATGCCCGCGAAAAAGGTATTGCAGGCGCACGAATGGGCGGAATGTACCGCCATCGACGTGACGATTGCCGGGGTCAGCGATGGATAAACTCCTTCTGCCGCCGCCGCTGGCCAGCGACGAACGCTTCTCCATTCTGGCAAATATCGCCGCCGAGCGCTTCGCACAGCTCGATATGACCACGCTGCTGGTCTATCTGGTGGATGTTGTCGACGCCTCCGCGCTGCCGTCTCTGGCCGAGCAATTTCACGTTCAGGGACTTGAAGGCTGGTTATTCGCCAGTGATGAACAGGAGAAGCGAGAGTTAATTAAGCAAGCGATTGAACTACATAAATATAAAGGGACAGTCTGGGCCGTTCGCCGCGTACTGGAAATATTATCCCTACCCGGCGCCATTACCGAATGGTTTGAATACGGCGGTAAGGCTTACTTTTTTAAAGTCGACATTGAGTTAGTTAATCAGGGGATGGATGAAAATCTCTTTAATAACCTGGTCGAGCTGATTCACCAATATAAAAATGTACGGTCAAAGCTGGAAGCATTAATTATCTGGATCATTAATCAAAGCGTCCTTCCAATTATTGGTTGCGCGCTTTACGGCGGCGAAATAACGACTGTCTTACCCTTCCAGATTCTGGAAGTACAACAAACTAAACCGATCTATTTCGGTACAGGGCAATGGAGCCTTGAAATTACATCTATTTACCCGGAGTAATTATGGATAATGAGTTTTATACCCTCCTGACCGACAGGGGAATGGCGAAAATCGCCAGCGCACTGGCGGACAAAAAACAGCTACATCTGCAAAAGATGGCGGTTGGCGACGGCGGCGGGCAATATTATGAACCCACCGCCAGCCAGACCAAATTACGTCACGAAGTCTGGCGCGGCGAGATGAATACGCTGACAACCGCGCCCAATAATCCCAACTGGCTGATCGCCGAACTGGTGCTGCCGGAGGACGTTGGCGGCTGGTATGTGCGTGAAGTGGGCGTATTCGATACCGACGGCGAGCTGATCGCCATCGGCAAATTCCCGGAATCCTACAAACCGCTGCTGCCGGGCGGCTGCGGTAAGCAGGTCTGCATTCGCCTGATTATGGAGGTCTCCAACACCACGGCGGTGACGCTGACCGTGGATCCGAGCATTGTGCTGGCGACGCGCGACTATGTAGATGCCCGGCTGAACGAGCATGAACATTCGACGAATCACCCGGACGCGACATTAACGCAGAAAGGCTTTACGCAGCTCAGTAACGCCACCGACAGCGATGATGAAACCAAAGCGGCTACACCAAAGGCGGTCAAGGCGGCGATGGCGGAAGCGCGTAACCACACGCATACCTGGAACCAGATTACCGGCGTTCCGGACGGTACGCTGACGCAAAAAGGGATCGTGAAGCTTAACAGCGCGACGGACAGCACCAGTACCACAGAAGCCGCAACGCCGAGTGCGGTCAAGGCGGCGATGGATAAGGCGAATGCGGCAGCTCCAGCCAGCCATACTCACGCCTGGAACCAGATTACCGGCGTCCCGGACGGTACGCTGACGCAAAAAGGGATTGTGAAGCTTAATAGCGCCACCGACAGCACCAGTACGACGGAGGCGGCGACGCCGAGCGCGGTAAAGGCGGCGATGGATAAGGCGAGTGCGGCGGCCCCAGCCAGCCATACCCACACCTGGAACCAGATCACTGGCGTTCCGGACGGCACCCTGACGCAAAAAGGGATCGTGAAGCTTAATAACTCGACGAATAGCACCAGTACGACAGAAGCGGCCACACCGAGCGCGGTGAAGGTGGTGATGGATAAAATAAATGCAACAGGAACAAAAAACACCGCTTCCAAGGCAGCCAATGGCTGGTGGAAATGTGGCAGTACAGGGTTAATTATCCAATGGGGATATGTAACAAACGCGAACAATGGGGTCACTTTTCCAATAGCCTTCCCTTCTGCTTGTCAAAATTTTACTATTACAAATGCGCATACAAGAGCTGATTGGTGTATTTCACTTAATACTCTCTCAAATACGGGTGCAACATTCTATAGTGAAAACAATGGTAATATGTATTGGTCTGCAATAGGTTATTAATTATGAAAAATTATTTTTACAGCCCTCAAAACAATATGTTTTACCCTGTCGAGCTAATGGATGTTTATAAAGCAGCAGGAACCTGGCCAGAAGATGCCTTTTCTATTGATTATGCTGTATATGAAGCACTTGTCATAAACGAACCACCGCTGGGTAAAAAACGCGCCACTGGTGTTGACGGTAATCCATGTTGGGTTGATAGCCTAGTTATAAATGATATTAAAAAATCTAAAATCCAACAAATCAAAGCTCACCGTGATGACGTTACCGCCGATTATATTGTTATCGACGGCAACCACTTCCACAGTGACGCTAACAGCCGTATCCAGCAAATGTCTCTCACCAGAATGGGCCAAGCAAAACAGGTACCGGCAGGGTTAATGTGGCAGACCAAAAATAACGGTTTGATCGAACTGACCAATGACATCGCCGCGCAGTTTGAATCCGTTACAATGGATCATGATATGCGTCTGTTCGCTAACGCGCAGCGTCATATCGCAGAAGTAGAGGCGCTGGAGGATATCCAGGCAGTAATCAATTACGACTATTCATCAGGCTGGCAACCATGAGTAAAACGACCGTCTGGCTCGCCTGCTATAAGGGGCGATCGGAGCATCGCGGCATCGCCAGGTTTGCCGACTGGCTAACGCGCAAAGTCACGCGCGGTATCTATTCCCACTGTGAGCTAGCGGTAACGCACGACGGACATGAATACCTGTGCTATTCCGCGTCGTTTCGCGATCGCGGCGTGCGGGGAAAGATAATGCCGTTACCGGACGCTAAGTGGGATAAGCTGCCGCTACAAGCGACCCTGCCGGAAGTGGAGGCCTTTTTCCGCAAACATAACGGTAAACGCTATGACTGGCAGGGCGCGCTCGGTATCGCGCTGTATAACCGAGAGCGTAAAGATAAACTGTTTTGCAGCGAGTTTTGCGCTGAATTTCTCGGACTAAACGATAGCTGGCGCTACTCCCCCAGCCACCTTTATGCCTTAGTCAGTAGCTGGCAATACGAGCGTTGA